GGCTAGAGCCTGCCCGATACGGAGAGCCGTACCGGGAGGCCAATGCTGCACTGAGTCCTCTAAGACATTGATGGTCTCGTACTTCCTGTCCTTGTAGTGAGAAGGGTTAACCTTCTGAGCTACTACCGTCTGTGTTGATGAGGGTGGCTGGGATGTCTTTGCTCTTCGCGTACTCGTACGCCGAGAGCGCGCACTTTTCTTTGCCGTCATAGAACACCAGTACCTTGTCAGAGTTGTCGATAATCTGCTTGTTGCAGAAGTAGAAGTAGTCCGGGCGGTGAGGAACCTTGCGGTCAACAAAGTTGTACGGACGGAAGGTCACAACATCTACGATGTTAATCTTCGCCCAATGGTGAACTACTTCATCACTACCCTTACCACTAGAGCAGACAATGATATCTTCTCCACTGTTACTGATAACAGTATTGAGGTTGCTGTACACAAGGGCCGCGTTGCCAAAGCCACGGCTACCGATGATTCCAACTCGCATCTCTGTATCTCCTAGTTGTTACAATTCGCAAGCACCACCGACGCAAGCCAGTTCTTGGCTGCCAGTGGTAACGTCCATCTCTTCGGTCATCTTAGACCAGTCTAGCACGGTGGGCATATTGGCTGCAAGAGCCTCGTACTGCTCCTTGGTAATCTCCTCGTACGGCGCTTGGACGTAAGTCCCGTTGTCGTACGGAAGGAAGGACACACCACTCAGGATGTCCATGTGCTCGTACACCCAAGCCGCCACCTCAAGCCACTCGTTGTCACGGACGTACACCGTGATGCTAGGCTTGTGCTCACACCACTCGTTCTGATACTCCTCCCACAAGTACAGTTGTTGCAGTGCAGAATAGCTGTCCCGAGTGATGGTGTTGGGGGAACGGATTGGGAATGAGAACACCAAGGCACTTGGGTTGTACTGGTCTACCTCAGACGGTACATTGTTATCGTTAAGAAACTTACAGATAGGGTCTTTGATATCCATCCGAACACGCCGGATGTAGTACTCAGCGTACCGGGGGTGGATACCCGAGGAGCTATTCACCAACTGACTGACAGTACCACTGGGCTTGACACAGGTGGTGGCTGCACTCTGATTGATGCCGAGTAGCGCCGCATAGAACTTGTTGGTTGCGATAACCTCGTCCTTAGCTACGTTAACCCAGTAGTCAGCGTAGATAGCAGTCTCGTCGTTGTCGCAAATACCAGTCATGGACACGCCGAGCAGCCTCTCCTCGACGCAGTTCTTAGTCCACTCAGGACGGAGGAACCGGAAGTCGGTAAGGGTGGACTGGATAGTACCGAGGATGGAGGCAATCTTTGCCTTACGGATAATATCTTGCTGAGTGTCGTCAGGTCGGACAACTACTTCCGTGAGATTGCAGAACTGGAACGGACGGAGAATGATTTCCGAACACGGGTTAGTACCAAACTCGTGATTAGGGTCACGCCGACCGTTAGCCATGACCACATTCTTCGCAGCTTCCCGACTAAAGATTCCACGTTCACCACTCTTGCTCTCGTAGAGAGACAGCCACTCACGCATGAACACGCCGATGTCAGGCTTCTCCGTGTAGCACACAGAGTTGTTAGACAAGGCACGTTGTGGGTTGTTGAGCCACCACTGCCCGTCCTTGGCGTGGCGCATACGCTCGTCGGTCAGGTTGCTGAGTGAGATGAGGGCAGAGCGGCGAACGCCACCAACCACAACCACCTCTGCAATCTTGCACATGATGTCGTGGCATTCGACACTAGTCAGCTTGCGGCCTTGAGCACCAGTCAGAATATTACTGGTAAACTTTAGCAGCGATTCTAGTGGAGCAGGGCCACTGGCACGACCACCGAAAGTCTTGAGCGGAGTACCAGCAGGACGGACAAGGCTCAAGTCCCACTCGAACAGGCGACCACTCAGCATAGCCTCACTAAGGAACTGGCGATACCCAGTAGCCCAGCCCTCCTTGCTGTCCTCAAAGACGATGGTGTCCTTGACACGCTGAAGCTCAGGCACTTCAGGCAGGTGGTTAACGAACTGCCGCTCGACCGAGAAGCCAACGCCAGTACCACACATGAGGATGTACATGGCTTCGGCAAAGCAGTCGAGGTCAATGACTGGCAGGTAAGCACAGTTGTACCCTGCCACATGGGAATGGGCAAGGGCAGGGCCAGCAGTCATCATGGCCCTCATGGAGGGCATCACCTCAAAGCGGAGGATAGCTTCACGCAAGTCAGCCCAAGGGATATCCTTGTCACCGAACTTATCGATAACATGGTTCTTCATAAAGCTGATGTAGCGGTCAACCGTCTCGTCCCACTCCTCCCTGCGCCCAAGCTCAGGGAGGTAACGGGCGTAACGGCTCTTGTAGATTACCTCGCTGTACAGCGGGGTTCCGGTGATATCAAATAGAGAGTTCAAGTTGCTTCTCCTGAAGTTCAAACTCACGGATACGGGCGCTGGACTCGTCAGCCAGCGTAAGGATTTGCTGCCGCATATTCTGAAGCTCATGCGCCAGCTTGTCTATGTGGGAAAGCTGAGTGTCGAGAGACTTCCTGAAGTGCTCAGGGTCTTCGAGCTTGTGGAAGGCGTAGCCTGTAATACTATAGTTCGATTGAGACGAACAACCAAACAGTCGGAACGACCAGTCAATGCTCCCATTGCGCTCACGGATAATCCCGTAAGCAAAGGCTGCGGTGTCGTAAAGAATCTCAGTATGAGAAGTTGTCTCGTTCAAGAACCCACGGTCATTGATTGCAACCTCGTTATCGAACGCTTGAGAGCGACCCAAATAAGAGTCGAGCAAGCTGTTTGTTTCTTCAAGAGCCATATTCAGCATCTCCTATAAGTTTGTCAACAATGGTTTCGAGTTTTCTTACCAGTAATGAAACGTCTCGTGGCAAATCGTTTACGGTAGCTAGCAGTGATAACTCCTTTGTGTAACCTTCAAGGATGCGGAGGTCTCGCATCTTGATAGAACTTTGGGGCTTTGTTGGTTCCTTAGTCATCGGCGTCTTCCGGGTTGTCATACTCATCGTAGTACAACTCATTGTCGCCGTCAAGCTCGTCGTACAAATCGTCGATAGTTATTTCGGTGTCGTCACCGTCATCATCATAGTACTCGACATGGGATTTATCAAGTCCCAACTCAGTAAGCTTGTCACTGAATCTTTCCTTGATATCGTCGGTACTGATTTCGAGCAACTCGCAAATCTCTGCGACATCCATCTCGTCTATGCTGCGTACATAGAGCGGGGCAATCACACCCTTCATGCGGCGACCTCCGTGCTGTACTTGCGGGACAGGTAGTTGATGCTTAGGAACAGTTCGTCGAACGCACCGTCCTTCACCTCGTTCAAGATAACAAGACCGCGCCAGTGTCGGTTGCTAATCTTGTCCATGTAGTGCTCGTCGTGCAGGTAATAACTACCAGCTATGATAGCACAAACGGGAGTACCGTCAGCCCTCTTACCGTAAGCAACCTGCTTGCCCTGCTGATGACCAGCAACGCAACTCATGTGCAGCTTACTGATAATAGCACTAGCACTAGAAGCAGGACGGCCCATTGCTCCTGTAGGGAAGTAATGAGAAAAGCCAACTCCATTGATAAACACTGGATGAAGGAACGGATAGACTTCCCAATCCTTTTCATAACCCAAGTCCTTTGTACTGATAAGACCTTCAAGCACTGGTGAGTTATTGATAGCCCTATCGATACGGTTCTCGTGGTTACCGAGCAACATCACCATCCTTGGCTTGTACAACTTTTCCTTGTTGCGTTTGAGGCGTTGCTGTTCCTCCTTAAGCGGTGCAAGGAGGATACGCATAGCCTCCTTGGTCACCTCTACGTCCTGCTTGTAGCGGAGTCCCTCGAAGTACTTGCTGCCAGCCTTGTCATGGGTAGACAGGCTGGGCATATCAGCAAAGTCTCCGATGTTCACCACTACGTCAGGTCGGTAGTCAACGATAGCCTTGCCTGCCCAAGTCAAGTGTTCGAGGGGTACACCCTCCCGCACCTGACAATCAGGTATGACAAGAATCCTAAGACCTTTGTCATTTCTGTTCACGTTTACCTCGCTTGCGCTTCTTACTGATAACAACGTGACGGGCAGACGGCGTAGCCTTTATCCACTCGTCGGGGACGGATTCGCCAACGTGCCATGGAAAGCCGTTGGCTCGACACCAATCGGAATAGCGGTAATCAGAACCTTTCCGGATGGCGTTGTCTCGTACAAACAGCATTCGTATGTCGAGTTGGGGGTGACTTCTCTTGACAGCAAGCATTTTACGTCTTGCCTCATAATCAAAGTATCCCTTGCACTCGACGATGAGGCCATTTGCAAGTTCAAGGTCAGGTGTGTACGCGGCTTCGATGGTATAGGTAAGCTTGAAAGGTTCGTAGGTGTACGGAACTTTTCGCTCAACCAAGTTAGCAATGACTCTATCTTCATAACCACTCCTGTATCTCTTATTGGTAACACGTTTGCGTTTAGCCATTTCCTTTTCTCACTTCTGCCTGAATCTTGTAGGCGTCAGTGATATCAGGAACCTTAATCTTCTTCTTGTTGAACTCGGGTACAACGAAAGAAGGCCCACTGGCGTATGCGTAAACCGTCAGACTTGGGAAGCACTCGAACTTGAACGGGCAGTAAGCACAGGTGAGGGACAGTACACCGTCATCCTTCAGGGTCAACGGAGGATGAGGCGTCAGCGAATCGTCCATCATGTTCTCTTCAAAGTCGGCAAGCTCGTCGCTGATATCCATGGGCCTAGCCCACTTGTGGATGTGCATCTTACCGTTAACTTTGTTGATGAAGATGTTCGCTATGCCATTGTAGCTGTCAGGCGACAGCCAAGTGTAAGCCAACAACTGCTGCTCGTAACCGAACTTGTCCTCGTACTGACCAGCCACAACACGGTCAAAGGTGAACGGGTCACTGGACTTAACGTCCACCAACCA